CGTGGCTGATCAAGTGGATCATGGACACCCGACCGTTCGCCAAGGGCGTCGTGACCGCGAACACCGCGCCCCAGCTCAGGACCAAGACGTGGGCCGAGCTGGCCAAGTGGCACAACATGAGCCTGACCAAGGACTGGTTCGAGCTGACCAGCGGCGCGGGCAGCCTCAGCATGTACCACAAGGAGTTCCGCGAGACGTGGCGCGTCGACGGCCAGACCAGCCGCGAAGAGAACAGCGAGGCCTTCGCCGGCCTGCATGCTGCCAACAGCACCCCGTTCTACATCTTCGACGAAGCCTCGGGCATCCCCGACAAAATCTTCGAGGTGCGCGAGGGCGGCCTGACCGACGGCGAGCCCATGACCTTCGACTTCGGCAACCCGACGCGGAACAGCGGCCGCTTCCACGGCAACATGGTCGGCCGCTTCCGCGACGGCTACATCCGCCGGTTCATCGACAGCCGCGACGTCGAGCAGACCAACAAGGAGCTTTTCGCGCAGTGGGCCGAGACCTATGGCGAGGACAGCGATTTCTTCAAGGTGCGCGTGAAGGGGCAGTTCCCCAGCAGCGGCAGCCTGCAGTTCATCCCGACCGATGAGGTCGAGGCCTGCATCGGGCTCGATGTCAGGGTGTCCCCGACCGACCCGCTGGTGATGGGCGTCGACGTGGCGCGGTTCGGCGATGACAGCAGCGTGATCTACCTGCGGCAGGGCAGGGACGCCGAGAGCCAAGGTCACCACGTCTACAGCAAGATCGACACCATGCAGCTGGTGGGCGAGGTGGCGCGGATCGCGAACGAGAAGAAGCCTGACGCCATTTTCGTCGACGGGGGCGGCGTGGGCGGGCCGGTCGTGGATCGCCTGCGGCAGCTCGGGTTCGACGTGATCGAGATCAACTTCGGTGCCAAGTCGAACGTGAAGGGCGCAGCCAACATGCGGGCCGCCATGTGGATGAGCCTGCGCGACGCCATCAAAGACGGCATCCGCCTGCCTGATGACCAAGACCTCGTGACCGACCTGACCGGCGTCGAGTACGGCTTCAACATCCGCAACGAAATCCAGCTGGAGCGCAAAGAGGACATGAAGAAGCGCGGGCTGCAGTCGCCAGACCTCGCCGACGCCCTTGCCCTGACCTATGCCATGCCGGTCCACCCAGCGCAGCGGGCAGGGTACGGCGGCTTCCAGCATGCCGTCACCAGCGAGTACGACCCGTTCGCCTGATCAGCATCATAGCTATTGTGCCTCTGTATCGACAGGCCACAGCATTTGGTGTACAACTGCGGCATGTCTGATGCTGTCGTGATCTTCGAGGACAACAACCTGCACCCGCTGAGCTTCCTGATGCGGCGGGGTTTTCGGCATGTTTGGGTGGCGGTCGTGGATGAGAGCGCGGGCTACTGGGTGGCGCACGACGTCCGCCTGACCGGCCACGCGACCACCGTGCTGGCCGACGCCTCGTTCGATCTGGCCGGCCATTACCGCGCACAGGGATGCACGGTCGTGGTAGTGCAGCGCCAGCCTCGGCGCATCCTCGGCCCCGCCCTGTTCAACAGCTGCGTCGGCCTGACCAAGCACCTGATCGGCCTGCGGTCGTTCGCCCTCACGCCTCGGCAGCTGCACCGAGCCCTTACGGAGACCCCGAGAATGAAGAAGCTGCTCTCGTTTCTGTCGCGCATGCTGATCCCCGCAGGCCTCGGCGGTGGTGGATCGCAGGCTGTGCGGCCCCCGCCGCCGCCCGCAGCGCCGAAGCCCACCCCGACGCCGGTCGAGGTGGCAGGCTCGAACATCGCTTCCCAGTACCGCCAGCGGCAGCGCCAGCAGGCCGGCGTGGCAGGCAGCATCCGCAACACCGGCGGCATGGGTGGTTCCCTGCTGCAGACGTTCCAGATGGCGTCGCGCAACCTGACGGGGCAGTGACCGATGTCTCAGGGGAACAGCAAAGAAGAGATCAAGGCGAGGCAGGCGGCGCAGGACAACAGCCCCGCGCCTGTTCGCAAGAGCCTGAGCGGGAGTTGACACATGGCCATTCTGACCCCTGAGAACCTCGGCGGAGTGTCGGCAACCTCGAAGCGCGGCGCAATCTTTGCCCGCTGGAAGAAGCTGGAGGACGACCGCTCTTCGTGGCGGGCGCACTGGTCCGAGATCACCGACTACCTGCTGCCGCGACGCGGCCGCTACATGATCGAAAGCCAGAACACCAAGGGCCGCAAGCGCAGCTCCAAGATCGTCGACAACACCGCAGGGCAGGCGCTCCGCACCCTGTCCGCCGGCATGATGTCTGGCATGACGTCGCCTGCGCGGCCGTGGTTCCGTCTGCAGACCGCAGATGCGGACATGATGCGGATGGCCGGCGTGAAGGACTGGCTGGGGGTCGCCGAGCGCGAGGTGCGGGCCGTCCTCTCCCGCTCCAACTTCTACAATTGCGCGTCGACGCTCTACACCGAACTGGGCGCGTTCGGCACCGGCGCGATGTACCGCATGTCGCACCCGACCGACATCGTGTCCTTCCGCCCGTTCACCGCCGGCGAGTACGTTATCGCCGAAGACGAGTACGGCCGCGTCGACACGCTGGGCCGCGAGTTCACCATGACGGTGGCGCAGGTGGTCGAGCGGTTCGTGATCGACCGATCCACCGGCAAGGAGGACTGGTCGAAGGTGTCCAAGGCCGTCAAGAACCTGTGGAGCCGCAAGGCGTTCGATGAGCAGATCGAGATCATCCACCTGATCCAGCCTCGCCGCGACGAGGATCGCGACCTGACGAAACGGGACGGCAAGAACAAGCCGTGGATGGACTGCTACATCGAGAAGGGCGCAGACGGGGACACCGTGCTGTTCGAAAGCGGGTACGACAAGTTCCCTGCTTACTGCCCGCGCTGGGACGTGCTGGGCGGCGACATCTACGGCGTGAGCCCAGCGATGGAACAGCTGGGTGACATCAAGCAGCTGCAGCACGAGCAGAAGCGCAAGGCACAGGCCATCGACAAGATGGTCAACCCGCCGATGGTTGCCAGCCTGAGCCTGAAAGGGAAGCCTGCCACGACGCTGCCGTCGGGCGTGACCTATGTCGACCCACAGCAGGGCAGCGCCGGTTTCGCCCCCGCGTACACCGTGCAGCCCCGCATCAACGAGATGATGATGGACATCCAAGAGGTGCAGGGCCGCATCCAGCGCGGCTTCTACGCCGACCTGTTCGCCATGATGATCAACAGCGACCGCCGCCAGATGACGGCGACCGAGGTCGCGGAACGGCACGAGGAAAAACTCACGCTGCTCGGCCCCGTGCTGCAGCGGCTGAACACCGAGTTCCTCGACCCGATGATCACCGACGTGTTCGACATGGTTTATGCGGCAGGTCGCCTGCCGCCCCCGCCCGTCGAACTGCAGGGCGTCAAGATCGACGTGAAGTACATCTCGCTGCTGGCACAGGCGCAAGAAGCGGTGGCGGCCTCGGCCATCGAGCGCACCTTCTCGTTCGCCGGCAACCTCGTGGCCGTCTTCCCCGAGATCACCGACAACATCGACGCTGACGTGGCCTTCCGCGCCTATGGCGAAACGCTGGGCATCAGCCCTGACATCATCCGCGATGACGATCAGGTGCAGCAGATGCGGGCGCAGCGCCAGCAGGCGCAGGCCCAGCAAGCCCAGATGGAGCAAGCGATGGCTGGAGCGCAGATCGCGCAGACGGGGGCGCAGGCGGCCAAGGTGCTGTCCGAGGCCGACACCACGCGGCCCAACGCCCTGACCGCCCTGCTGCAGGGCGGCGGCGGCATGCCGAGGGCCACCGTATGACCTATGATGCGTCGAACCCAGACCACGTTGCCAAGGCGGAGAAGGACGAGGCGGATCGAGCCAAAGACCTCGACTTCGTCCTGTCCCAGCAGCGTGGCCGCCGGTTTCTGTACGACCTGATCCACGACACCTGCCATGTGGATCGACCCAGCCATGTGCCGAGCGACAGTGACGCAACGGCATTCAACGAGGGCGCACGAGCTGTGGGCCTTGCACTGAGGGAGCGGATCAGAGGCCAAGCCAAGGCCAAGTTCCTGCTCATGCTGAACGAGAACCACTTCGAGGAAGAGAAGAATGACTGATCAAGCCACGGGCGACCTTGTCGCTGACACAACGAACCCAGCAGCCGGCTCTCCAGACGGCGGGCAGGGTTCCCAGACTGCTGCTGCAGGTGACCCTCCCTCGCCGAGCCAGCAGCAGTCTGGTGACCTGATCACCGGCGATGCCGGCCAACAGAATACCTCCGATCCGCTGTCGGGCGACGGGAACGGTGGGGACGAAGGAGGGGTGCCTGACACCTACACCTTCGAGCCGCCAGAGGGCGTCGAAGTGAACGACGACCTGAAGGCGGGCGCTGAGGCGTTTGCCTCGACTGCCAAAGAGCTGGGCCTCACGCAGGCGCAGTATCAGAAGCTGATCGAGTACGACATCCAGCGCACAACGCAGGCGGTCCAAGCGGCCACCGAGAAATGGACGGAAACGGTCGAGGGCTGGCGCAATAGCGTCAAGACCGACAAGGAGCTGGGTGGGCGCAGCCTGCCCCAGACCTTGCAGACCGTGGAGAGCGCGGTGAAGCAGTTCGGTGACCCCGAGCTGCGCTCGCTGCTTCGCTCGCCCAGTCCTGACAACCCGAACGGGATGTCCATCGGGAACCACCCCGCCGTCGTGCGTTTCCTGAACCGCGTGGGCAGGGCCATCGCCGATCCGTCGTTGATCACTGGGGACGCGCAAGCACCCATGACGCCGCCGGAACAGCGCATGTACCCGTCCATGTTCCAGAAATGACGTAACCAAAGGAGGCCAAAATGGCTGTTCTCAGCGTCAAAAACCCGACCCTCGCCGATCTGGCAAAGGTCACCGATCCCGATGGCTCCATCGCCGACGTGGTCGAAATCCTGAACGAGACCAACGAAATCCTCGCGGACATGACTTGGCTCGAGGGCAACCTGCCCACCGGCCACCGTTCGACCATCCGGTCGGGCCTGCCCACCCCGACGTGGCGCAAGCTGTACGGCGGCGTCCAGCCCACCAAGTCCCGCGCCGTGCAGGTGACGGACAACTGCGGCATGCTCGAAGACTATGCCGAAGTGGACAAGGCGCTGGTCGACATGGCCGGCAACCCCGCTGCGTTCCGCATGCAGGAAGACCGCCCCCATATCGAGGGGATGAACCAAGAGATCGCCGACACCCTGTTCTACGGGGACGAAGCGACCGCGCCGGAAGAGTTCACCGGATTTGCCCCTCGTTTCAATGACTTGTCGGCCGAAAACGGCGCGAACATCATTGATGCCGGCGGGACCGGATCGGACAATGCAAGCGTCTGGCTGGTCTGCTGGTCGCCCAACACCTGCCACGGCATCGTGCCGAAGGGCAGCCGTGCTGGCATCCAGCAGCGCGATCTCGGTGAAGTGACCATCGAGGACGCGGACGGCAACGGCGGCCGCATGCAGGCCTACCGCACCCACTATCGCTGGGATGCTGGTCTGGTCGTGCGCGACTGGCGCTACATCGTGCGGATCGCGAACATCGACCGCTCGCTGCTGACGGCCGATCTGACGACCGGCGCTGACCTGAACGACCTGATGCACCAAGCCCTGTCGGAAATCCCGAACGCCTCGTTCGGCCGCACGGTTTGGTACATGGACAAGTCGATCCTCGGCTTCCTGCGTCGTCAGACCTCGAACGCCGTCAAGAACTCGACCCTGTCCACGGACATGGTCGGCGGCACCATGCAGACCTCGTGGGGCGGCTACCCGATCCGTCGGGTGGATGCTCTGGCCATCAACGAAGCCCGCGTCGTCTAAGGCGACCGAACTCAGAAGGAGATCATCATGATCCTCGACGAACGCCTCGAGATCAGCGACGCCGCTGCTCTGGCAACTTCGACCGGCACCGCCCTTCACGGCGATGTCATCGACTTCGGTGGTGACCAGATCGGCGACGGTGAGCCGCTGTATCTGGTCATCCAAGTGACCACGGCCGTGACCTCCGCCGGTTCGGCGACTGTGCAGTTCTCGCTCGCTTCCGACGCGCAGGCTGCCATCGCCACCGACGGCAGTGCCTCGGTGCATGCGGTCACCGAAGCCATCGGCAAGGCTGCCCTTGTCGCTGGCTATACCCGCGTGATCCCGCTGCCGCCCTCGGCCAGCAAGGATTACGAGCGGTACGTCGGCCTGCTGACCACGGTCGGCACGGCGGCCCTGACGGCTGGCGCGATCAACGCGTTCATCACGTCCGAGCCCTCCGTCTGGCGGGCCTATCCCGACGGGAACTCGTAAGCTACAGTGAGGGCCACCACATGGTGGCCCTCGCCCTCACCTGAAGGAAGAGAGACATGCCAATCAACGTCCGCTTTAACCGCCGTGGTTTCTACCACCCCGCCTTCGGCCGCATGGGTCGCGGCAACAACGCCGGCAAGGTGTACACTCTGCCCGATGCGTTCGCCGTGACCGGCATGCTGCCGTTCGACGCGGAGATCATTGACGACCCCCAGCAGCTGGAAACGGTGCTGGAGGAAGAGGGTCAGCGCAAACCTATCAAGCCCAAGCTGGTGGATGAGGTGCAGCTGGCCAAAACCGAAAAGGCCGCCAGCGCCCGCAAGCCCAAGGCGGTCAGGCCCAAGGCATCCGAGGAGTAAGACATGGCATCCGAAGTCCAGATCGCCCGCTTGGCGCTTCAGCACCTTGGTGATCGGTTCGACATCACGTCCCTCGACGAGGCGACGACCGAGGCCGAACAGGTCAACCTCGTGTATGACGAGGTGCGCGACATGGTGCTTCGGAGCCATCCTTGGAAATTTGCCCGCAAGTTCTTCCAGCCGGCGTACCTGTCTGGGACTGCGCCTGCGGACTGGGGCTATATGTACACCTACCCCAGCGACTGCGTCCGCATGCTGCGGATCGTGAACCCACTCGGGGGCGGCAAGCCCCCGATCCGGTTCGAGGTCGGGCTGAACAGCGACGGTGACAAGGTGATCCTCTGCAACGAGAGCGAGATCACCATCGAGTACACGGCGCGGATCACCGACCCGAACATGTACGACAGCCAGTTCATCACTGGCATGGCCTATCGGCTGGCGCAGTACCTCGCGATCCCGATCACGGGGGACCGGCAGCGCATGGCCGACATGAAGTCGCTGGCCGACGTCGAGCTTGGCATGGCGATGGCCACCGATGCGAACGAGGGCTTCGAAGAAGTCCCGATGAGTGAAGCCAGCTGGATGGACGCGAGGGCTTGATATGACCAGACTGATCCAGCCCAGCTTTGCCGGCGGCGAAGTGTCCCGCGAGATTGCGGCCCGCGTCGACCTGTCGAAGAGGGCCGTGGCGGTCGAACGGGCCGAAAACTTCACCGCCCGCGTCGAGGGCGGCATGGCCAGCAGGGCCGGTCAGCGCTTCGTGGCGCAGGCCAAGGGGTCGACGGTGCGGTTGCTGCCGTTTGAGTACAACAGCGAACAGACCTTTGTGATCGAGCTGGGCGACCAGTACATCCGCTTTCACAGCCAAGGCGGCCAGATTGTCGAGGCGGCCAAGACGATCACCGGCTGCACGTCGACCACCA